CTAGTGACGTAATATCGCAGTTTACTTCTACGGAAGAAAACGTTATACTACCAGTATCAGTCGTAAAGAATTTTGCTAAGAAAAAGTATCCTAGCAGTACAGAACAAGAATCCATTCAAGGATTCGTAACAGAATTATCTGAGTCACAATCAGATGATAATAATAATGTGCCACCTGAGAATACACAAATGTCTAACCCTAACAGTATGATGGCTAAAGAACCTGATACTGCTATTGATCCAGAAACAGATTCAATAGATAATGGTGAGACAGAACTAGTATAATCTCAGCCCACAAATTATGGAAGTGAGCTACCCTTAACCATAAGGCACTCAACCTAAAAGGAAAAATAATGGAAGAGAACGAAAACTTAGCTGAAGTTTCAAACGAAACAGAAGTTAAACAAGAGACTAAACTATTTAATAAACCATCTAGTAAATCAATGTATCAGAAACATAGAGATGACGAAAGTGATCCCGAAACTGAGGCATTTGCTAAAGGTGAATTAAATAAATTTAATCAAGATAAAGCAGAAGCAGCAACCGTTCAAAAGGACACAGAAACATCTGAAGAAATTGCAAGCTCGGATACCGATGCTACTCCTTCAACTGAACGCCCTGAAAATGCAGAAGATCGTGTTTTTAAGAAACGTTATGACGATTTAAAAAAACACTATGATTCTACTTTGTTTAAGCACAAAGATGAAGTTAGAACTTTAAGAACGCAATTGGAAACGTCTACTAAAGACTTTGTTCCACCTAAATCCAAGGATGAATTAGAAGCTTGGAGACAGGAGTATCCTGATGTTTATGATATGGTTGAAACTATAGCTATGACAAAGGCTGATACTAGAGCAAAAGAGATGGAGGAGAAATACCAAAATCTGCAAGCTCAACAGGAACAAGTTAGTAAAGAGAAAGCAGAAGTAGAATTGTTAAGAGTACATCCTGACTTTACTGAGATTCGTAAGAAAGATGAATTTCATGAGTGGGCTAGTAAGCAAGATCCAGTTATTCAAAGTTGGTTGTATGAGAATACATCTAATGCACAATTAGCTGGGAGAGCAATCGATCTTTATAAGATGGATAAAGGTACTAGTACACTTAATAAGAAACAGGGAACAGCTGTTAAGAAAGAAGCAGCTAAGGCTATAACAAAAACTAGTAAAGCTACAGAATCAGATATTCCCACAAAGAAAATCTGGTCTAACTCTGAGATTGGTAAGATGGATAGAAGAACGTTTGCAAAGTTTGAAGCTGAAATCGATGAAGCATCAAGAGAAGGTAGGATTCAACCTTAAACTAACAACTATAACCACAGGCAAACATTATGGCAACAATGGGAAAAGCAACTGGCTATCAGAATTTACCATCAGGTAACTGGGCACCAGCAATTTATAGTCAAAAGGTTCAAAAATTTTTCAGAAGAGCATCAGTTGTAGAAGATATTACAAACACTGATTATGCTGGAGAAATTGAAAATTTTGGCGACACAGTAAATATAATCAAAGAACCTTCAATTACAGTGAACGACTACGCTAGAGGTCAAACAGTAAACACAGAAACACTTGCAGACGATCAAATTCAATTGACTGTCGACCAAGGTTCGTACTTTGCGTTTAAAGTAGATGACATCGAAGAAAGACAATCACATGTAAACTTTGAAGCTCTTGCAACTTCTTCAGGTGCTTATGCACTTAAAAAGAACTACGACTTTAATGTATTAAAAGCAATCTATGAGGGAGCAAGTACTTCAGTAGGCAATACAGGAACAGACGGTACACCTATTGATGGTGATGCAGCAGTTGACACATTAACAGATATTATGTCAGCAGCTAAAACAGTTCTTGATGGTAACGATGTACCAGAAGAAAATAGATGGTTCGTTGCACCACCAGCTTTCTATCAACAACTTAGAAAAGCAGGTGCTAAAGTCGTTGATCAATCTGTTATGGCAGACGGATCAGCTTCAGCTATGAGAAATGGTATGATTACAGATAGACCTTTATTTGGTTTTAAAATGTATACTACTAATTCAATAGCTGTATCAAGCGGATCAGCAGCGAATAAAACATTTGGATCAGCAGGCTCTAACGAGTACGCTTTCCTTTATGGTCACCAAGGTGCAGTAGCAACTGCAAACCATATTGCGAAAACGGAACTTATCAGAGATCCTGATTCATTTTCAGACATAGTTAGAGGATTACACGTTTTTGGAAGAAAAGTTCTAAGAACAGAAGCAGTATTCTCTGGCGTAATAACAATAGGTTAATCATAGATAGGAGAAATATATTATGGCAACTTTCGATAAAACAGGAGTTGGTGGTACTACAGGGCATCCGTCTAATGGTAGAACACCTTACTTAGTAGAAAATACAATTGACGTAGATACGTTTAACCCAGCATCAGGAGATATCATTCAAGCACTTGATATCCCTGCAGAAACACTTATTATGCAAGCAGGAATTGAAGTAATTACTGCGTTATCAAGTTCAGTTACTATGGACTTAGGTATAACAGGTGGAGACGTTGACAACTTTGTTGATGGTGATGGTAATGGTACAGGATACAGTGTGCTTACAGCGACAGCTAATCTTGTTGTTGCTAGTGCAGATACTCTTGACATATTAACAGGTGGAGCACAATCCACTGTTGGTCTAATTAGAGTATGGGCAGTACTATGTGATGTATCAGGTATTGATGAGACAGATCATAACTAGTAGATAGATAAACAACTTAAGGGGGGGTATTTATATCCCCCTTTAATTAAAAACCCCCCATATAAAAATAATATAAATATAGGAAATAGTATGATTACTAAAGAAATAATAAAAAAACCTAAAAAATATTCTGGGGTTACACATAATATGTTAACTAAATCTTATATAAATGGAAGAGCTACTAACTCAGGGCAAAAAACTACTTTATTAAATGGTGGCATAGACTTAAATACTAAGAATAGAATACAAAATTTAGAAGACAAAGCTGAAGAACAATCTAACAAATTAGATAAAATAACTTCAATGCTTCATGCAATATCAGAAAAGACATCAGCTTCTTGAAATAATTTCTGAATACAAATCTGACCATACTGCATTAAAAAAGCAGATTGATGATTTAAAACAGCAATTAGATGAAGCACAGTCTAGGATTAAAAGATTATTAATCAGATGTGAGCAGTTTGCAGAAGATAACAACACAGAAAATAACAACAAAGAATCTTAATAAATATGGCTACAACATACTTAACACTAAGCAACAATGTTTTACAAGAATTAAATGAAGTTGCATTAACAAGTTCAAATTTTAGTAATAGCAGAGGTATACAAACTTCTGTTAAAAACTTTGTTAATAAATCTATTCATGATATTTATAATGAAGCAGGAGAAATACCAGCTCTTCATACTAGTACAACAAAAAGTACAGTATCAGGTACTCAAGAATACTCTTTAGAATCAGATATGCGTAAAGTTGACTGGGATTCTTTTTTCTTAAAACCAATTGAGTTAATTACAAATGGTGAGTTTACATCTAATATAACTAGCTGGACTACAATAGCTGGTGCAGGCAGTGGGGCGTATACAGCAACTGGTAATGGTAGACTAAGATTAAATGATTTTGCAGCACATCAATCTATTACAACTACAGTAAATAAAATTTATAAATTACAATTAAAATTCTATGATACAGAAAGTGTTGGTCAAGCTTTAAAAATTCAAGTTGGTACAGCTGCAGAAGGAACTCAAAATTTAAATACTACAGCAACAGTAAGTGATTATGGTGCAGGTAAAATATTTGAAACAACATTTACAGCTACAGCACAAACAACTTTTATAACTTTAAATAATACTGTAACTTCAACTAATTTAGATATTGATTATGTTAGAATTTCTAGAGACAATGTAGCACCTAGAAAATTACATTACATAACATATGATGATTGGCTACAAAGATTTAAAACAACTGATGTAGATAATGGAGATGGGGCATATTCATTACCTGTATATGTTTATAGAAAACCTAGCTATTCTAGCTATGGGTTAAGCCCTATACCAGATGCAGATGATTATTCAATTGAATATGATTATTATCAGACACACACAGAATTATCAGCACATGGAGATACTATGTCTTTACCAGATAGATTTAGACCTTTAATTGTTGATAGATCAAAATATTATACATATATGTTAAGATCAGATCCTCAACATGCTACATTAGCAGATAGAGACTTTCAAAGAAAATTAAAATTACTAAGAGTTGACTACGCATCTAGACAAGAATATATGAAAGATTCAAGAATAGGTGTAGGATCTTCTAGTACAATGGCAAACTAATAGGAATATTATGGCACTAACAGATAATGCAGGTAAAAAATATACAAACGAACATCCAAAGTTTTCAATAGAAGCAAATAAAGCAGAAGCTGAAAATGTAAAAGAAGCAACATATAGACCAGGAATTAATTATAGAGATCTTGAAAAACTTCCAGGTTCTTCAATTAAAGATAAATTAGAAAAAAAACTAGGTATTAAAGTAATGCCTAATATTACTCTAGAAGAAGCTATTAAATTATTAAATAAAAAAAATAGATAATGCCGAATACTTCTGATATTCAACCATTCAATGCTACATGTGGTGGTGGTTTAGTTTTAAACAAAGATGTTTATGACATGGCTCCAGGTGAAGCATTACAATTAACAAATTTTGAACCATCAACAGAAGGTGGATACAGAAGACTTAATGGTACAACAAAATATAATTCTACAATAGTACCTCAGGTATCTGCTAGTTCAGAGAGAATACAGATGTCTGCAATATTTAATGATAAAATTATTGTAGCTAGAGGTGGTACAGTATCACAAGGTAACACAAGTGGGTCTTGGACATCACTTGCAACTAGTAAGGGTACTACACATACATATGATTTTGATAAATTTAATTTTAGTGGTACGAGCAAAATCATTATAGCAACAGGAGAAGCTGCAGCATTTACTTTAGATACAAGTTTTAATGTAGATGTAATAAATGCAACAGGAGGTGGTACTGCTCCAACTAATCCTAAGTTTGTTAAAACATTTGCTAACCATGTATTTTATGGTGGTATGTCTAACTCTACTCATAGTATAATATTTTCAGTACCTTTTTCAGAAGATAACTTTACTTCTGGCAGTGGTGCAGGTGAAATAAAAGTTGGTGATGTTGTTACAGGATTAAAAGTATTTAGAGATGAATTATTTATATTTTGTCAAAGAAAAATATATAAACTTAGAGGGACTACTTCT